CGGAATAGCCAAGCAATCACAAATTGACCTCTCTAGGGTCCACGTAGACTTATCCAATTGGGGACCTGATTTTGATTTACTTCTCACTGGTATAAAAGGTTTTGAATTAACTCCGCTGAATATCGACGAGCCCGAACCAAGATCTGATCCAAAAGAAAAAGACACTGAACTAATAAAATGTCCAAACTGCGGCGTGCTGGTGAATGGCTAATTATGGCATTCCATACATGGGATCTAAATGTTCTGTAGCCCACAAAATATGCAGCGTTTTTCCAAAGGCAGATAATTTCTATGATTTATTTGGTGGTGGATTCTCAATTACTCACTTCATGCTTTTACATAGAAGAAATAACTACAAGCAGTTTCATTTTAACGAGATCCAATCTGGGAATATTGAGTTAATAAAAGCCGCCATAGACGGTAAGTATAATTACAATGTTTTTAAGCCCCCGTTCATTACAAGAGAAGAGTTTTTAAGAGATAAAGATACATGCCCTTACACAAGAATTCTTTGGAGTTTTGGGAATAATCAGAGGACATATATCTTTGGTAAAAATATAGAGTCTTATAAGGAGTCTATGCATAACGCTGTAGTTTTTAATATTTTTGACGACGTATCTGTACAAGCATTGGGAATATCTACATTCCCAAAAAACTCCTCGATAAAAGCAAGAAGATCCTTCATGAGACAAGCCGTTATGGAAAACGTCGGGGACGTTGAGCGGTTGATGCAATTGCAGCAATTGCAGCAATTGGAGAGGTTACAGAATTTACAAAATTTACAAAATTTGGAGCAGTTAAATTTTTCGACTTTGAGTTACGAGAAAGTAAAAATAAAACCGAACTCGATAATTTATTGTGATCCACCATATAGAGGTGTGACAGAATATTTAAATGTTTTTGATCACGATAAGTTTTGGGAGTGGGTGATGGATCATAGCGATCCTGTTTACGTTTCAGAATATGCAGCGCCTAAAAACGTACACGTAATCATGGCCGTAAATAAAAAAGCAAGGTTAGCGGCCACCGGAGATACCCATAGTGTAGAAAAAATGTTTGCGAATGATGCAGGAAGAAAGGCGATGAATGGCTGATCCGAAAATTAGAGTGCAGCTCCCTGATGGCACGACAATTCTAATTGACGAAGAATTCGAACCACTACTTTACGAGGACAATGATGACACGCCCGAAGAAACCGTTTACTGAGCAAGAATTAAAATCAATTGAAGCTGCGGCAGGGATTGGCCTTACCATGAAGCAAATAGCATCGCTTCAAGGCACCACCCTTAGAACCCTGCAAAGAAAACTTAAACGGACAACGGGCGGCAAGGAAGCGGTAATGGGGGGGCGCGCCAAAGCGTTCGCACAAGTCGCAAAAACTCTATTTGAAATGGCAACAAGCGGTCGAGAGGCTGGCATGACAAAATTCTATCTGCAAACCCGTGGCGGCAATCGCTGGCAGGAAAGAAAAAGCCTAGAAGTAGGCGGTAAAGACGGAAAGCCAATCGAACAGGCAATTAAGATTATAGTTGAGGATTATCGTGAGGATGAATAATGGAAATCCGAATAGTCCTTACAGAAAAGCAATCCAAATTCGATAGGGTGATAGAGAAAACCCCCGTCGTTCTGTACGGCGGAAGTCGCGGCGGTGGTAAATCATTCGGCCTTCGTTCAATCATGCTAAAGCGGCGCTTTCAATACCCCGGAAGCATCGGCTACATATTTAGAAAGACCTTTCCTGAGCTAGAAGCAAACCATATTTCGCCTTTATTTGAGCAGTATCCCACATTAAAGAAATTCTATAACGAAGGCAAAAAGACACTACGCCTACCCAACGGGAGCCAACTTAGATTTGCCTTTTGTGAAAGTAAGAAAGACTTGGCTAAGTTTCAAGGCAGAGAAATTCATGACCTAGCCATTGAAGAGTGTGGAGATTGGCCTTACGAGCATTATGAACTTCTTCGTGCGTCAAACCGTTCAAGCCTCGCCCACATTAAGCCGCGCACTATTTTAACAGCCAATCCAGGCGGTGTCGGGCATAAGTGGCTCAAGAGATTATTCATAGAAAGACGCTTTGAACCGCCTGAAAATCCAGATGACTACGCATTCATATCAGCACGCGTTTCTGATAACCCTGCCCTTGCGAAAGCTGACCCGCAGTATGCTTCGCGTCTTGCCTCAATAAAGAATGAAACGCTTAGGCGTGCGTGGCTCTACGGGGATTGGGATGTATCTGCCGGGCAATTTTTTGACGAGCTTTCTCGAGAAGTTCACATGGTGAAACCATTTACCATTCCTCCCCATTGGCAATGGTTTGGTTCTTATGACTATGGGTATAATCATCCCGCGTCTTGGGGGTTCTGGGTGTGCGATGAGGACGGAAATATTTACCGAGTAAAAGAAATCGTTCAGGCAAAGTTGAGAATCGATCAACAAGCAAATCTTGTGAACGAATATCTACAATCAATGATTAAAACGAATCAGAAGAAAGACAAATCAATTGTTTTCTGGGCGGGGCACGATTGTTGGGCGAATAAAAAAGCGGGTGATCCAACGATTGCAGAAGACTTTTCGCGACACGAAATATTTATGAAGCGTGCAAATATTGATAGAAAGCAGGGCGCGTCTCAGGTTAGAATGTATTTAGCCCACGACAAATTACCCAACGGAAAACGACAAGGCCCTCGAGTGTTCTACTTCGATACTTGCGAAATCGGGTTTGATTGTTTGTCGCGGATGACTCATAATCCTGACGATACCGAAGATATTTTAAAGGTCGATTCAGTAGATGGTGACCCATTTACCGGCGACGATTCATACGATGAAGCTCGTTATGGCATAATGAGTAGGCCCGGAATCTCATTGCCAGTTCCTAAGAAACGAGGAGCTTCATATGATGATTACTCTAGCGATAGGAAATCAAGTTGGCAGACAGTGTAGAAATTAAAATCGAAACTGATGAGCAAAAAAGACTTAGAAAGCTCAAAGCTGACTTTACTGCCGATTTTCGTGCTGAATCTGAGTGGCGAAAAGATAAAGAACAATACGGGAAATTCTACGACGGCGACCAACTCTCCGATGAAGAAGTAAAAGCATTAGAGGAAAGAGGACAGCCGCCAGTCGTAATTAACCGCATCAAGCCAAAACTTGATTCAATATTTGGAATTCAAGAGGCGTTACAGGTAGACACAAAAGCTTATCCTGCCGGTGATAGGCAGGAAGAAGCGGAATTTGTTTCCGAAGAGCTGAGGCATATTGAGGATGACTCTGATTTGGATTCAGAAGAATCCTTAGTTTTTGAAGATATCTGCATTGATGGGCGTGGCTGGTATAAATGTTTTAAAGAGTTTGATGGGCTTAATGGGGTTGACCGGGTTAAACATATCTCGAATGAAAAAGTGGTCTTGGACAGATACTGTACTGAAGAAGATAGACGAACAGGAGACTTAAAAACTGCAAAGCGCGTGCATGAGACTATCTGGACAGACCTCGGAGACGCTCAGGATATGTTTCCCGGTCACAAGGAAAAATTGCAGGCAGCGGTTGAGAACCCTGACCTTTCAAGCGTTATGGCTTCTGACCCATCCAAAGAACATAACCCAGACCAATACGCACAAAAAGGCGATACGAAATATTCTGACACTGAGATGGAAGAACTCCATACGTACGTCGACAAAAAGCAAAGACGCATTCGTATTGTCACGACCCACTACAGAATTCCTAAGGTAAAAAAGTTTTTGAAGAGTGCAACAGGGACCTTCGATATTACAAATCAATCTGAAAAAACTGTTGAGAGGATGATGAATGAACTTGAAGGTCCCACGACATGGACTGAGACCGTTTGGCAGTTAAATACCTGCACGTTTGCATGGAATGTAATTTTAGAAAAGAGAAAAGACATTCGTCCCTACGACAGTCAGGCAAAGTTCCCACTTATCATGGCGCCCGGTTATGTCACTCGCTGCAAAAAGAAAAAACCATACGGAATTGTGAAGCAGCACATGGATCCGCAAAAAGAAGTGAATAAGCGCAGAAGTAAGATGCTTCACCTTTTAAATACCAACCAAGTTTGGTATGAGGCCGGGGCTTTTGAGGATGAGGCAAAAGCAAAGAGAGAATCTTCTAGGCCCGATGGTTGGGTAAAGCACAAGCCGCAATTTAAGATAGAAAGAGTGACGCACGAACAATTGGCGCAATCTCAATTTCAGTTACTACAAGAATCCAAGCAAGAAATAGATACGTCAGGGATTAATAAAGAAGTTGAGGGAAGTTCCCGCGCTAATTCAGCACGTCAGGAACAGCTTAGACAGCAGCTAGCGCAGCAACCAATTAGAAAGCTATTTGTAAATTTAAGGGCAGCTAGAAAAAGAATCGGTTATTACTTTTTAGATGAAATACTGCATCGTAATCCAGAAGTAGAAATTAGAAAGTATGATCTCATAATTGACGAGGCTCCTGATACGATTAATTTACAATCGGAAACCTTTGAGATCTTGGCATCGTTAGCAAGAGAGGGATTACCAATTCCTCCTGAAATGATAATTGAAATGAGCCCACTTAGTCCGGCAAAGAAGAAAGAATTTTTGGATAGAATGCAACAAATGCAAATGGCGCAGCAGCAAGCGGCTATGCAGGCAGGGCAAGGGGCTCCGCAGTAATTTGTTGTTTATAAAAATTTAATATTTTGAGATTCCGGGGTTGCTCCCGGTGAGATGGGAAGTGTTTCCTCACTCCATCAATAGTCAAAATCTCAACACCTCTATGACTAGGGGGAATGAGCCTGAAAAGGTTTGTTCCCCCTTTGTCATTTTGGAAACGGTTTTAAGACTAAAGACCGGATGCGTTTAATCGACGTGTTCGGTCTTTTTGTTTTTTAAAGAGTGCCGCCGACTGTAACGGGCGTTGGTTGAAAACGGGATGCCGCCGATTCGGGCATATCGAGATGAAACTCGTAAAAACAAGGGGAAGTGTAGAAATGTCAGAGACAGTAAAAACAACTGAAACAAAAGACGTAAGTGTGCCAGCAACGGAGACTAAAGCTCCGGAGCAGCAAATCGGTATGAAAGATGTTCTTTCGCCGCGCAGTGAATCCATAGAACAGTCGGTTGAAAAACCAATTGAGTCGGTTCCTGCGAAAGTTGAAGTTCCTAAGTCAATTGATGGGAGTGAATCAATCACTCCTGTTGTAGAGGCTATAGCGGACCCTAAACAAGAGGGTCTAGTTAAAGGACTTCAGGCCGAAAGAAAGAAAAGGCAAGAAGCTCAGCAACAATTGATGGATCTGCAAAAGCGAAACGAAGAGTTAGAAGCTCAAGGTTTGCAACCTGTAGATACAAGTCACATTGATGCTCAGATGAAGAATAAAATTCTTGCTATTTCTGAGAGCTCCGCCAAGCTTTCCCATCCTGATTACGCGGAAAAATACGCGGCTTTTGAAGCAGCAGTTTACGACGGTCCTGAGATAAATCGCCTCCTCTATGACTCAGTAGTAAATAGTGATCACCCAGGTGAATCTGCCTACGAAGCGGGCAAAATGATTCTTTTTCAAAGAGAGCACGGCGTACGACTTGACGACCAAGTCAAATCCATCGAGGCGAAAGCCATTGCTCGTGAGAGAGAAAAAATCCGCAAAGAAGTAGAAGCAGAGTTGCACGGGAAGATCCAAACCAAACAAAACCAACCAACTAACCTGCTTACTTCACGTGCCGCAGGGAGCTCGGGCGAAGTCCCTTTCGTTCAACCTTCCATGGGAGACGTGTTGGGGCATAAACGGAGACGATAAAAAATGAATACCTCTATCTCTACTTCTAATGCAATCACAAGGGAGCAATTCCTTGCGGCAGCATTTATTGAGTATGTCGATAAGCTAGTCCTTAAACCTTACATGGGAACTTCCACTGAATCAGTGATTCAAGTATCTGAAGAGCTCACGAAAGAAAAAGGCGACGCAGTTACCTTCAACCTGGCTGCTGCACTTGATGGCGATGGCGTCACAACAGGCGGAACAATGGAAGGTAATGAAGAAGCGATGCAGTTCTATGCTCATAGAATTGAACTTCAAGAATACCGAAATGCTGTGAAAGACGATGGCTCTATGAGCCGTCAGCGAACACCTTTCGATCTATACCGCCAATTCAGTCCTGCGCTTACAACTTGGATGGCCCAAAAAGCTGAACAAAAAATGTTCAACTCTTTAGCTTCCATTGGAAACGCTGATTATGCTTCCGTCTCTGAGGCGACAAAAGATGCTTGGTTACTTGCCAATGCTGACCGTATGCTTTTCGGGGCTGCTGTTTCAAACGCTTCTACCAATGACCACAGCACAAGCTTAGGAAACATCGACGGAACTGCCGATATTCTGACGACTGCTCAAATTTCTCTCGCAAAGAGAATGGCGCAATTGTCTGACCCTAAAATCCGTCCAATCAAGATGGATAACGGCGAAGAAGTCTACGTAATGTTCGTGCATCCTCTATGCGCTCGTGACCTGAAAAACAGCGACGCTTGGAAAAATGCTCAGCAGCACGCAAAAGACCGCGGCGAAACCAATCCACTTTTCACAGGCGCTCTCGGCATGTGGGATGGAGTCATCATTAAGGAAACTCCAAAATGCCTGCTTTTGTCGGCTGTTGGAGCATCTACAAGTGATGTTGCTGCGAACTTCCTTTGCGGAGCTCAAGCACTTCTATACGGACAAGGCGGATACCCTGAAGAAGGTTCGGCACGCGTCGTCCTCACAGAAAAAAGCTTTGATTATGACACGCAAAAAGGCGTTCAAATCAAATCGATGTGGGCTCAAGCTAAGGCCGTTTTCAACGGGAAACAACATGGCGTTGTAACTGTTTATTCGTCGGCTATCGCGGACTAATTTAATCGGGGGAGGACTTTAGTGGTTCTCCCCTCAAATATTCAACAGGAGAATTAAAATGAAATATACAGATAATCAATACAATCTAAAAGTGGTTGACCATAAATCACAGGATGGATTTTCAGGCGCCGGAGACGTTACCTCTGGATGCTTGGTTTTCATCTGTGATGCCGGAACGAAAACGCTTGCAACCATCTACTCGGACGCTGCCCGCGCAGCTAAAACAAACCCGATTTCTCGCGCTCAGTTTGCTACTGACGGTAAAATCGTGTTCTACGGCGCTTCATCTAGCTATGACATTACTGTTGCCCACAGTGACGGTTCTGTTTCTAAGCTAAGTGGTGTCACCCCTAATGACCACACCATCACAATGAATCGTGACGGCGTTGATAAATGCCTAGTCTTCCCGATGGTATTTAATGCGGGCGGAACGGAAACTGATACTGGATTGGATCTCCCGGTAGGGGTTATCGTTCACGAAGTTAGAGTGGAAGTCGTAACGGTCGACGCAACAGAAACCGTAGACGTTGGTCTTCTGTCTTCCGAGACATCTGGCGATGCGGACGGTTTTGTTGCTGCGGTGTCTGTAGCAACAGCCGGTTTCCCTGCACTTGCAGTATTCACAACGGGAGCAAACGAAACCTATCTTTCCGCTGTTAAATACGGCGCACTTATGGGTTCTTCGGTTGTTGGAGCAGATGTGGTTGGTGACGCAGGAAACGTTGTTCGCTTAGGACACGTTGTAACTGGCTCTAACGCAGTCTCTGTGACGTACACACCAAGCACGTCCGATACCTTCGTTGGGTACGGATACGTATACTTCAGACATTTACGTTAATTAAATTTACTGGTTTCGGGTGGGGGTTTCGCCTCTGCCCGAAACTTTATTAAAGCAACAAAGGATAAGCACCATGAAAGTAAAATACATTGGACCAAAAATGAGCGGAATGTACGTGCAACTCCCAATCGGCGTTAGAAGCAGAAGCGCAATCACTGGAAACGTTCTTTTGAATAAGGAACATGAGTTTAGTGATGGAGACGCAATGAAACTTGTAGCTCTCGACCCACGAAATTTTGAATTAGTTAAAGAAGAACCCGCAGAAGTAGTCGAGGATAAGCAGCATGATGAGAAAGTCGAAGAAGTTCATAAGGAACACCACGACAAAGTAAAAAAACACAAAAAATCAAAGGAATAAATTTTGGCAAACAGCGACGCAACAACATCGCGCCTTAAGCTTATTAAAAGGTCTTTTAGGCGTATTGGCATTAAAAATCCGTCATTGACTGACCTGTCCAATGCCGTTGAGCTTTTAAACGACAAAGTAAAAGAGATTGATGTTGACGGTAAGTGGCTGTGGGCAATTTCAAATACTCCCACAGCCCTTACTTTAGTCGCAAACCAAAGAAGCTATGCCGTCGGTTCCACTGCAACAACAATTAATAGCAGCATTCTGCATTTGGAAAGAGCGGAGCTTGTAGAAGGAACGTCCCTAACCCCTCTTAGAATTATTGCTAAAGAAGAAAGCATCTCGACTTCCCTGAGAGAAAACACCGGAAAGCCGACACTTGTTTTTTTAGAGCGCCTTCCTTCTATGACAAATAACAAGATGCATTTCTTTAATACGCCAAATTCTGCTTACAGTGTGCAGTATTATTTTAGACGTCGCCTTTTTGACTTCGATTTGGCAAGTGACAATCCAGATTTTCCTCAGGATTGGTCGCAAAGACTTGTAAAAATTCTTTCTTATGAATTGGCCCCTGAATACGGAATTCCATTACAGGAAAGAGAAATTTTAAGACTAGAAATGCAAAGTTCTCTTATGCAGGGACAAGCCGCAAATAGCGAGCAAGAAGACCTTGCGATTACTCAACCAGAATATTTTTAAGAGGTGATTAGGTGTCAGTTAACCCGTTAGTTTCTATATCAACTACAAATAATGTTTCAGCATTAAACACATATGCAACTGACGCGGCGTTTGTAAATGCAAAAGGGAGTTCTGCCTCAGAGGGCGATATCTATGTCAATTCTACGTGGCACGTTTTAAGGCAGTACTTAAATGGCGCGTGGGTAAGCGTTACGCTTTCTAGTAATTCTTATGAAATTTCAAATCTTACTCTTACGGGAACTGTTGTATCCAACGCGTTAACGATAGCTGTAAAACAAAGCGATGGATCTGACCCATCTACCGATGGCGGAGCCGCTAAGATAGGGTTTAGAAATTCTGCGTCGGCTACAGGCACATCTTCTCAGCAATCTATTATTTCTGCTCTTTCAATCGTAGTTCCGTCATCTACCACGATTGGAACGACAAGTGGAAATCAAGCGACTATTTACGTTTATGCATTAGATAATGGCGGCGCCGTAGAACTTGCCGCTTCTTTATCCTTATTTGACGAGGGGACCGTGCAAAGTTCCACAGCAATTTCTGGCGGAAGCACGGTAACAACACTTTATTCAACGTCTGCGAGAACCTCAAAAGCAATACGTCTTATTGGAAGAATGAAGGTTACAGAGGCAACTGCCGGAACGTGGGCAACGGCGCCAAGTGAAATATCTCTAGTTCCATTTGCAAAAACAAAATCTCCGACGATGCAAAACTTTACTTCCGGAACCGGAACCTACGCAACGCCATCAAATGTGAGCTGGATAAAAGTTAGATTGGTCGGCGGCGGCGGCGGCGGCGGCGGCGGGGGAACCGCTGGCTCAAGTGGGAATGGTAGTGTCGGGGGTAATACTTCTTTTGGAACTTCTTTATTAACCGCGAACGGCGGCGGCACTACAACGACCAATGGGCAGGTGAGTGGGGCAGGTGGCAGTGCTACCGTTGCGTCTCCTGCTATCGGAACTACTTTGTCAGGAGGAGGTGGTGGGGATGGAAATGGTTCTGGCGTTGCTGCAAATGTTACGGGCGGTAACGGCGGCTCTTCTGCGTTTGGCGGCGCTGGCGGCGGCGGTTCTCAACATGGAACTGGATCTGGGCGTTCTGGCGCGACAAATACAGGTGCAGGCGGCGGTGGTGGTGGAAATAACGGCTCGGCGGCGGCAAATGGCGGCGGTGGCGCCGGGAGCGGCGGGTATGTAGACGCTATTATTTTTAATCCATTAGCTACTTACAGTTATGCAGTCGGCGCTGCAGGGGGCGCGGGGGCGGCAGGAACAAGCGGGTACACGGGCGGCGCGGGCGGCTCTGGATACATTGAGGTAACAGAATTTTATAATCAATAAAATGATTATTACTTTTTCTAGGAGGATACAATTTTATGGCAATTATTATTGAAGGCGGTTTGGCTAGTGAGAGTAGCGGTGCTGATGAGTTTGTCTCGAGTGATTTAATCACAACGGGGAATATTCATTGGGTAGATACGGTCAATGGAAGCAATGTAAATCCTGGAACGGAAAACGAGCCGGTTCAGACATTGCAACAGGCCATAACTAATGCCACTGCCAATAACGGCGATATTATTGTGATTAAGTCTGGCTCATCACAAACAATTACAACGACAATCACGGTAAATAAAGCAGGACTTAAGATTTTTGGAATCGGCCAGGGCTCTGCCGCTCCTAATTATATTCTCGCTGCTGCGACAGACGCCATTAGCGTCACTGCAAATAACGTTGAAATAAACAATCTCTACTTTCCAATCGGAACGACTGCCGCAAACACTGCTCGCGTGAATGTCGATGCCGCAAACTGCAAATTAAAAGGACTTACCTTTTTATGCGGACAATATGACATGAGCACAATCACTCTCACCGCAAACGCACTTTATGCAGAAATCGAATCTTGTTCTTTGACCATCTCGGCTAATGGCCCGGATTACGGCGTTATCGTTGAATCGGCGGCGGTTGTCGGTCTTAAGATTAAGGACTGTTCTTTTAGTGGTGGCTCATTCAATTGGGATTTAGGTGCGATCTACTCTGCATTTGCCCATCTAAACTTTATGTACGACTCAAATACTCTTACTAGCGATGCCGCGATTGTGCATACAGCTTCGGCTAAGGGATGCTTAAGCAACACGATTGCCGCAGATGGAAGCCCGGTGTCTGTATGATTAAACTAGTTGATATTTTGGCGAGCGGAATTAAAGACGCCGTCGGTGAGCCGCTTGCTGGCGGGACCGTTACAAGCTATTTAGCCGGGACCACGACGCTTGAAACTCTTTACGAAGATTTCGAGCTGGATGATCCGCATTCAAATCCGTTGACTCTTGACGCCGCTGGCATGGCAGTCGCCTACTCAACAGAACGTGTGAAGCTAGTCTTTCATAACAGTAGCGGAACCTTAGTCAGGACGATAAATAACGTCGGAACAAATAACAGCGATGTTCCATCAAGCACCGAACAAGTTATTCCTGCTGGATTTATTGGGCCCTACGCCGGAAATTCTGTTCCGTTAGGATGGTTAGCTTGCGATGGAAGCGAAGTAAGTAGAACAATCTATGCGAATCTCTTTGCTAATATTGGAACTTTGTGGGGCGCTGGAAACGGTGCAACAACGTTTACCCTTCCAGATTTTCGAGGTCGCACTGCAATTGGAGATGGAACTGGAACTGGTCTTACTGCGCGAACCCTTGGTGCTAACCTCGGGGCTGAAGAAGTAACCTTAACCGGGGCACAGTCCGGTATAGCCGCGCACAATCACACGCAAAACGCGCACAATCATTTAACTGTAAAGATTGGGACTGGAAATCAAGATCCAATTACAAACACCGTGTCCCTCGCTTACAAAGTCACCGGCGTAGGCGATGCAGATTATACACTTATCGGAAGAAATGAAACGGCTGACACTGGGCTAAGCTCATCGACAACGGCCACAAACAACGCGGTGTCGGACACAACAGCACTTTCAGCGCACACAAACATGCAACCAAGCGCAGTAGCGAAATTTATTATCAAAACATAAAATGCTTAAACCAATTCCAATTAATTTAGGTGCGTACAAAAATGTAGACGCGCTCGAGCACGGAGACGGCGGGACTGCGCACGAACTAAAAAACATGCTCATTACAGAGACGGGGGCAAACGTACACGCGCCCGGATTATCCGAGTTTGTTGACTTAGGGGATAGCTCTGTAAATGGGATGACTTTTTTTGGGAATCGTCTTGTTGTTGTGACCGAGGCAAGAAAAATTTACTCCGTCTCTCAATCTGGCGGCGCTACCGAAATAACCGGCACAGCACTTACGGGCGGGTCACGCCCAGCATTTGCAGAAGACGGCACTTATCTTGCGATTGTCGGCGGCGGATCAGGAAGGCGTTGGAGTGGGAGCGGGGATACAGGATTAATGCCCGGCACACCTCCCTCGTCGACATTCGTTTCATACTTAGACGGATATTTTCTTTTAAACCTGATTAACGACCAGGAATTCCGTTGGGCAGGGCCTACTTCAGCGGCAAGGGAAATTTGGAATAGCTCAAACTTTTTTCAAGCAGAAGGATTGCCCGATAGAGTTTTGGCACAGGCAGTACTGCTTAGAGAATTTTATTCTTTCGGAGAAAAATCGACTGAGATTTTTTATAACTACGGGGATTCCTCAGTTCCATTTAAGCGCACATTCTTTATGGACATTGGGATTATAGCTCCTTATTCGCTATTGCAGGCGGACAATACCCTTTGGTGGCTAGATAATAATCGACGTTTTGTGACTATGTCGCAAAGGACGCCCGTCGAAGTTTCCACTCCTTTTGACAAGGTGATTAAGGGGTTTAATAGCGTCTCCGACTGTTTTGGTTACAAGGTAGACATCGAGGGGTTTTATCTGATTGTATGGGTATTCCCGTCAGAAGGCCGTACTCTCGTGTTCGATTATAAGAATAGGTATTGGTCTGAGTGGGAAGGATTCGTTAGCGGCACGTCCTCAAGAATCAATTTTAATTCTTATGTTTTCTCACCTGTTTGGAACTTGCACTTTGCTGCGAGTAATACTGACGGGAAAATTTACAGGCTCTCTAGGGACTTTTTAGACCATGACGGAGAACCACGAAAGCTAGTCAGACGCACGGGGTACATTGATCATGGAACTGGAAGCAGAAAACGATCAAACTACTACCTTTTTCACGTAAAACGCGGCGTCGGAACAAACGGTGAGACAGAACCGTTAATGCAAATTCGTTGCCGCGATGACGGAGGCGATTGGAGCGAACCTGAAATAATTGGGCTTGGGTTTCCAGGGTGCGACCAAGAACCAACGCGTGTTCACTTAGGCGGAATTTACAGAAAAAGACAAATTGAGGTTCAGGTAACTGACGCTGTTGAGTTTGATTGGAATAAACTTGAAGAAGACGTGGAGCTAATGGTCAGCTAATGGCAATAAGATTACCACAACCTCCGAGGGATCTAACAAATTTAATCGAGCTAGGGCAATGGCTTGAAAATATTTGGAACCATGTTCGAGGAACTGTTGTAGTTACAGGAGATGCTGTGGCGACAATTGGGAGTGGCGAGACTTATCACGGGATAACCGCACTTTCCGCGACTAGAACAATAACGATGGCGCCGGCGGCTTCGTATCAAGACGGCGATGAAATTATTATCCAAGATGAGTCTGGCGCAGCGGGTACTTATACGGTCACCATTTCTAGAAGCGGGAGCGACACTATAAACGGTGGGGCATCGGTCACGATTACTTCTAATTATGGCCGCAGAAGAATAATTAAACGCGGTGCGGGGAAATTTTACTCAGCATGAAAATACTCGTTTTTGACAATTTTCTACCTGATGCAATTGAGGAGCGGGAGCGTGCGCTTAAAGCTGATTTTGGCACACACGATGTTTATGGAACAACCAATCATAGCGTTGGTTACATCCAAAACGAACAGCACACCGAATTATTTAAACAGTCTTTAGGAGTTACAACAGGCGAAGCGACTGCTTACTATCGTCGGTATCTAGAAGGCGAACCACAAAAAGATTTTATTCATAATGATGGAAACGTAGCGTCCTATATCGGTATTTTGTGGCTGACGGATCCAAAGCACTGCACGGGCGGTCTCGCTTTTTGGAGACACAAACTTTATGGATGGGAAATGTGGCCATCAAAAGAAGATGCCGGGCACTTTGGGTTAGATTTGGATGACACACTTAGAGCGCGTCTAAAAGAGGACGGCGAAAATGAACAAAGATGGCACATGACCGAGTACGTGCCGATGGAATTTAACCGTCTCGTGGTTTTTTTAGGCTCTCGTTACCACTCTAGATATCCTAAAAACGTAGATGCACCGAACATGGAGCAAAGCAGACTTGTAAAAGCGTTTTGTTATACGCCGTGAGTAAAGAGATCTTAAACGCACGGCTGTTTGAGTTTGGAAAAGATTACCCGGAAGTATGCGAATGGTGGCGAGCTAGAAATCATCGCTATGTAGAGCAAGATTTGCTTTCGAAAGTGGGAATTATGATTGAAGGGGAAACAAATAAATATTGCGTCGGATGGCTCTATATGGGCGATTCCGCATTCGCAAAGTTTACATGGGTTGTGAGTAACCCGAATTCCCCTCTTATGCGCCGAAAAGACGCGATAGCACTTTTGGCACAGAAAGCTTTAGGTACGGCTAAAGAATTGGGCGCTAGAAGCGTGGTCGCATCATTTTCGAATGAGAACTTGTCTAAGATTTTTAATGAGAACGGTTTTGACACAGTTGAAAAAAATGTAACTAACTTATTTGCGAGGATATAAATATGGGATCACTACCAGCGGCGATTTTTCAATCAAAAGCCACAACTAACGCGGCTAACACTGCTGCGGACGCACAGAGAGACGCCCTACGTTCAAATGAAACACTTACTAGAGAGGGGATTGCCTCACAGAAAGAACAGTCTGAAAAAGCGTTGGCCTATCTAGAGAGGCAGAGCGCTCAATCCAGGACTGACCTAGAGCCGTTTAGAAATGCTCAGCTGGGCGCTCTGTCTCAGCTTGACGCATTATCGCAGCAAGGAAATCCATTTGAAGCCCAGCAAAGACAAGTGGCGACGCAGCAGATTCAGCAGCAGCTTGCAGCTCAGGGCCTTTTGAGATCAAAAAGCCAAGTCGATTTACTTTCAAATTTAGAGCTTGGAATCAATGAACAAAATTACAATCGGAGAACCAATCTTTTGTCTATGCTCGCGGGTACTGGCGGGGCACAACAAAATTCTAGCCAAGCTATTGGAGTTGGACAAACGGGCGCGGGTGTTTATACGGGACTTGGCGCACAATTAGGAAGCTCATTCGGCAATCTTGCAGCACAACAAATGGCAGGAATTGGGAACGTAGGACAAATAATCGGCAATGGCCAGATGCAGTCAGCTAATCAATTAGCGGCTGGTGTAACTGGTACGATATCGAACCTCGGAAGCATGTTCATGGGTTATCAACAAAATAAAGCAGCTAAGCAGAATAATGACAGGCAATATGAGCTAATGTCTAAAGCTCTCAATAGGGAGAAATACTAATGGGCGACAATAAATACGTCATAGACTACGGCCCTGGTCCACTTGAGCAAGCACAAAAGATGCTTGGTCTTGTTGATTTGGTTAATCGCGTTAACGCTGCTCCTGTTGAGCAAGCTATTAAAGACAACGAGCTTAAGCTTAAGCAAAACGACGTTACCCAAATTGAAACTAAAAATGCTCTGGAATTTCAAAAATTAAAATCTGCTGTTTACGATGAAGAAAGAAAGTCCGCAGAATTTCAGAACAGCGCCCTTCTCAAAATAAGAGAGGGCTTTCAGCAGGATTTCCAAATGGGAAGCATCATGCTTCAGCAGGCGATTCCTGGCGCGTTTGCAATTAAGAAAGAGAATGGCTCTGTAGCGATTTCCATGCCTGGACAATCTCCCATCAGTATTAATCCAGGCGATATTACAGATCCGAAAGAAATAGCCTCGCAAACACAGGATAGGGTTGTTAAGTGGGGTAAGGCATCTGAACGATACATAGAAATTTTTAATTCTGGAAACGGGATCAAAGCACAGCTTGGCCTTGCAACTGCCGCTGGCGATATCGCGGCAATTTATTTAAGAGCTAAGCAGCTTGATCCGGGCGGCAGAGTTACCGAGGGAGACTACAATTCCGTTATTAACTCTCCGAACGTCAGCCAGCAGCTCAAAAACATGCTGACAAGAGCTGTAAATCAAGATGGGCCTATGTTTGGCGATTTAAGCTCTCCAAGTAGGAAAGCATTTTTAGAATCCTCAAAAGTATTGGTTGATCAAGAAAAGTCTGCTTTCTTGCCGCACGCAAAGTTCTTTTTGGAAGGACAGATTTTGGGCGACAAACTAGATCCACAAAAAATATTTTCTCCGGCCGGAGACATTACGCTTGAGTCACTCGGATACAATAAAGAAAAAAGACAGGTTGTGGCGCCCGAACCCGGGGCAGTTGTGGGGCCGAAAGACCGCGCTCCGCAAGCTGGGCAACAAGCTTCGCCAGAAGCTGCAACACCAACACCAAAAATAAACCTTAAAGCGAGAACCGACGCTTGGTTAAAGAATACAATGGCTAGCGGAGGAACAAAATAATGCCCGAAGGACTAATTGATCTAACTCAAAGAGTTGCGGCTGCTTCTCCTAAGCCAGAACTAAAGGTTGCACCGCAAACAGTGCCCGCTCCAAAACGCGGCGATGATTTGATGGCATCTGCCTTAGCTCATCCCAAGGTAGACAGCCTTGATTCCTATGGTCTGAAACTTTTTCACGAAAGCCAGGACATGGTGCAAGCAAAAGCGGATGAAGATCCGGAATTTGCCAAACGCATTGACACACAATTCTCCCAATTTAAAGGCGGAGACCCTAAATACGCTGAAAAGATGATCGACGAGGCCGATGCGATAAAAATCGAAGCTTTAAAACAACAAAACCCCGATTGGTTTGGTTATACAGGCGCCGCGAGAACAGGCTTTCTAAACTCAATTACTTTTGGTCAGCTTTCTAAAATTAAAGGAAAAGCAGGCGAGCTTATAGAGGGAACGCCCTACGAAGAATTTGTTTCAAGAGAATCCGAAAAAGTCCGCCTTCTACACAAGGCTTTTCCCGGCACAACACTGGCCGCGGAAGCTGCAACATTTTTAATCCCTGGAAGCCCCGTTAAAGCACTTTTCTCAAAGGGCGCTGCCATGGGACTAAAGGTCGCGGGTAATATTGCCCCTTCCTTAGCTCGTTTTGCTGCAAATCCAACGCTCCTTCAAAAAACTATTCGGGCCGCAGCGGAAGGTTTCGGCGGAGCTATGGCCGTAAGTGCTCCAAAGAATTTTGCTGGGACAGACTTTCAAGAGTTCTCTTTAGATAGAGGCGTTGGAAAATCATTGTCCGAGGGTGCAATGGTTGGTGCAGTAAGCGCACTGCTTCCTGTTGGCGCTTCTGGCGTTGGTGCGATTGCACGGGGTACTAAAGCAGCGGCGCAAAAAGTTAGCTCGGGCATGGGCTCTCTTACCGAGGCAATAACTGGCACGAGTAGCAAGGCGGTTAGGGCTTATAGAGCAAATCCTGAGTTAATTGAAAACGCGGCCGGATCTGAGTCTCAGGTTGGCGAAGACCTTTTAGATTTTTTGTGGAACCAGAAAAAATCAAGACTTCCAGAACATGACGCCGCTGATAAGCTTTTAGATAGCTTGCCCGAAGTAGATGTGTCGCGTGTAACGACATATTTAAGAAGCGTCAAACCTACAAAAAACCCAAGCAGCGATGCCGTAACTGCAAAACTTCATGCGTGGGCAGACCGTATCGAGGCTACTCTACCAAAAGCGGAAGAAATAATCGAAGGCACCTTGTCTAACTCCGGCGGGTTGCTTGGAGAAACGGGCGTCAAAAAAGTGCTAAAAAGTAAAATTTCCGCAAGGAACATGAGATTGCTCATCGATGACCTGCAGGATGAGGCGGCTGACTCGTTTGGAAAGGAATCCGGCAAATATATAGGAGCAATTAAAATAGCGGCCAGGCGCGCGCGCATTGATTTACTTGAAGCGGCATCCAAAAATGGCGGTGACCCAGGCAAAAACTACATCGATTTGATGAATAAGGTCGCGGATAAGACGCGTGTTCTAAAATATATTGGTAAACAGCTTGGCAGGTCTGAAGAAATACAAGCACAAAATGCCGAAAGATTCGTCGGCGGTATTTTCAATAAAAATAAAACCTACCAACAAAAAAGATTGGCCGAACTCGATGGCAAGTTCGGCACTAATTTTCTAGAACTTGCTGAAAACGCAAGCTTTGCAAAACAACTCGGGCCACAAGGAAAGCCGCAATTCTTTCCATCCCAAACTACAGGGAGAACCCAATTAGGTACAACTGTCGGTGAGGCGGTGGGCGCAGTTGTTGGCGGCGTTATCGGGGCGTTTGCGGGCAATGCTCCGGGCGCGGTTGGGGGATTAGAGGTTGGCAGAAGACTCGGCAAAGCAGCAGGTACTGCGGCGAGTTCTCCTCGAATGCAGTCTATGGTTCTTGGCACGTCAGACAAAATTTCTGGATTTGCAAACTACATCTTCCAAAAACCAGAAGTGCTTTCAAGTCTAGCAGGAAAGGTTCTTAGGGTTCCGGGACAGCCGCCCGTAAGAGTGCCGGAGCAAGTAAAAGAACTTGCGAAAGAGCTTACAACCACACTTGAAAAAGACGGTCCTGTTTCGGCGGGCGGCACGCTGCGGATTATTGCCGACACTCCGTATTTTGTGGGACTAGTGCATTATTTTGAGATCGCTGACAGGCACGCATTAGGAAATGCGGCTACAAAAGCGGTCGCAGGGCAAAACTATTCTGACGAAATAGCAGTTCAACCAAAACAATAAAAGGAGATCAAAATGGAAGAAAACATAGTCGGTGGAAACTTAGGACAAGCGGCTAAATACAGCGTTTCTTTTAAAGAAGGAAAGCTAGTGGCCGAGTTAGACGCAAAAGTTATGGCGCTCTCTGGGCTTATGAAAATTGAGCTTGATTCTGACGCTGTCTTTGATGCTATCAAAGAAGCAATCCCAGGCAAAATCGACGATAAAATCATCGAAATGCTAAAGGCTGCGATTAAATAGTGCAGGATGAAATAAAAAACCTGGCTCTAGAAGTGGTCGTTAAAAGTGCTATTATCGCCGCACAAACGGCAGTGCCTTTTCTAAAAGCGCCTATTGTGAGCCGGGTTTTTTCTTCGCTCGTTAGTTGGATTGCCGGACTTTTATTTGCCGAGCTATCTAAAAACTACAGTCTCATGCTGATTGAATTTAAAGTAAAAGAGCAGCAAAAAGAATACGACACCGCAGTAACGCAACTTGAACTGGTATTATCAAAACCTAAAGAGGAACAAAATGCGGAAGACATCGCCAAAGCCAAAGAAGAATTTAAAATGCGTCTTAAGATTCTTATTCATCTTGACCGCTTTTCTACTTAGCTCGTGCAATAAGTACAAAATAAAAGACGCAGAATGGTGCGGAGACATGGGAGAATTAGGTGCGTCCTGTTTTCATACATTGTCCGACAAAGAAAGAGACGTCTCTAAGCCTGAATGGGAACGACAGAGGGTGGGGATGATCTGCACATCGTCTGATAGCTTTTCAAATTGGAAAGAAGTGATCTTAAAATTCTGTGCTGAGTCCAGAAAATGCACATATGAGATGGAACAAGAAGTAAAAAAGTTTAGTTCTAGAGTCGAAAAACGCATCATAAAAAAATAAAGGAAAGTAAAGAATGAACCTTTTTGAAAAGCAAAGGGTTTTTTCCGTGAAGGTAGCTGAGCTTATTTTGCAGGCTACCAAGATGGGCTATTACGTGACGCTAGGTGAAGCGTGGCGTCCCGATGCGATGGCTAAAATTAATGCAGACAAAGGAATTGGAATTGATAATAGCCTACACAAAATAAGACTTGCGATAGACATAAATCTTTTTCTCGATGGTAAGTTTCTCGTTTTCTCTAAAGACTACAAAAAACTTGGCGATTGGTGGGAAGCTCAGTCAACAACTCAACACCAATGTTGTTGGGGTGGTCGTTTCAATGACGGGAATCACTTTTCCATTTCTCACAATGGGGTTAAATAGTCTTATTTCCGGTTGTAATCGACAAATTGGGCCACTACTTTCGCTTACGATTGTGAAGAGCTTGTTGTATCGACTCCAAGCAATCGCCTAATGTATGCACGCTATTCGGCTTATCGCTTATAAACTCAGCAAGTGTGTAGCCAAGTGCTTTGGCAATGGACTCACATGTCCTAAACTTGGGATCGTTATCACCGCTAGCAATACGGTAAATAGCCGGATTCGTTAACCCTGTTATCTCGGCCAACCTAAGCACCGTAATATTTTTATTGTCTAATTGTGCTTTAAGTCGCTTAGCAAAAATTGTCATCTTTTTAGTCATATGTATAGTATGAATACCTCAAATTGTAGTTTACATTCAAGTCACGCCGTGTTATACTAGCGTTATAGGTTGATTACTTATCGGAAGGAACTGCCACATGATTAAGAAATTTAATTGCGAAGAGTGTCAAGACCAGGATGACGAATGTCAGACTTGTTGCCCTCATGATGATAGGGATCATGGAATATGTTTCCAATGCGAACACGATAATAACGACTCGCTAATTGATGCGGCTGAATACGCAATAGGTGACAGGTGAAAATAATTAAACTCGAACAAGGCACCCCCGAATGGCTCAACTACCGACTAGATAGAATTGGCGGCAGTGACGCAGCTACCGTCATGGAAGCAAACGCCTACTCTACGCCATTAAAGCTATTCAATGAAAAGGTAAGTCGCAAAATCTCTACATATAAAAACGCAGCAATGCAACACGGTCATGACACAGAACCCATCGCACGTCTTGTATATGAAAAAGAGCGCGGGATTGAAATGCCTAGCATTGTGGCCGAACACGATAAGTACAATTTTTTATCGGCCTCCCTAGACGGGATTAACGGCAAAATAGGGCTCGAGATTAAGTGTCCTGTAACGCCCAAGACGCATAATATTGCAATGCAAGGTCAAATCCCTGAGCAATATTTCTGGCAGCTTGTGCATAACATGCATGTGGCTGACCTAGATGCCATGGACTATATGTCTTATTTTCAAGGACAGCACGTAATTATTAGACTTGAACGAACGTCCTTAATGGAGAAAAAACTAGTACAAAAGGAAATCGAGTTCTGGGATATGGTGCAAAATAAAATTGCACCCGAGGCATCTGGTAACGATTACCGAATTGAGACGAGCCCGGCTATTGTAGCAGTTGCGGAACTATTTAAGGCGAACAAGGCAATGTTAGATAAGCTAGAGGCCGAACAGGTTCTACTTAAAAAACAACTTGGGTTACACACAAGCGGGGAGCCGGTATTATGTGCCGGGGTTTCGATTCAAGTAATTACCAGCAAGGGCACCGTCGACTATAAATCAATTCCTGAATTGCATGGGTTAGATCTGGAAAAGTATAGAGGGAAGCCGAGAACTTCAGTGAGAATAAGTTTAAAAAGGGGAAACGAATGAACCAATTAACAGCCACAAACGCACAAGCGAAAAAACTAGACCTAGTATTAATGAAGGGAGACTTAAGTCAGTTAACCCCCGAGGAGATGGTCAGCTACAATAATTCAGTATGCGCATCGGTGGGACTAAATCCTCTCACGCGTCCATTTGAGTTTATTAAACTAAACGGCAAACTTGTTCTGTACGCGAAAAGGGATGCCACTGACCAATTAAGAAAAGTCCACAGCGTCTCTATTAAAATCACAGGACGCGAGATACTAGAGGGTATTTACGTGGTCACTGCACTTGCAAAGGATGCTACTGGCAGAGAAGACGAATCAACGGGAGCGGTTTCCATTGATGGATTAAAGGGAGAAAACAGAGCGAACGCAATGCTTAAGGCAGAGACAAAAGCAAAGCGAAGGGTGACACTTTCAATTTGTGGGTTGGGACTACTTGATGAAACTGAAATTGATTCAATCCCAAATGAGGCCAAGCAAGTTGTCGTGCAACCTAAAATTGCTGAAGCAGTTAAACAAATCGCTCAAGCTGAAGAAGCGGATATGGTTAGCGAGGATATCTTAGAAGAAAGTGATCCGGCTGATTACGTCATTATATTTGGTAAAAAGCTTAAAGGGAAAAAACTCAAGGAAGTAAAAAAAGATGAGCTAGAAAGTTTTTGTAACTGGCTCAGGGAACAATCTAATTCTGAAAAAGGATTAAGCCAAAACGCATCTGAAATGCTAACGGCATCGGATGCATACTTAAGCATGTTAAACGGGTAAGAATATTTGTAGGCTTCGGTATTGTTTGTCAGTAAATTAAGCTGCTTTTTTGGCACTTTCGACGCTCAGCGCTTTGGCTACTGGTTCAAGAACTTATCCCCCGACTTGTTTCTTTCAGCCCTATTAGACTCACCGCAAAATCGAGAAATGTGTTTGACACATATTAAAACAGCGGTCAATCATGCTTGAACTGAAACAATCTTAATTATGAAGTAATAAGTCATAATTAAGAGTAAACAAATCGAGGAATAAATTCTTGAATGAAATCAAAAACCTTTTGCTTCCCAATTACTTTTCAAAGACCTACGCGCCCGTGGGGGCTAACGAATGGACCGAAGGGGGATCGAAGTCCTTCCCTACTTATTACCTGCACGCCTTGTTCCTGTCATTTCATTCAGAGCATTTTTTTACTCGATATTTATCAATAAGGAGCATGCATAATGCGTGAAGAAGACTACTTCTCAGAAGAAGAAATGGCCGCAATTTTGAGAATTAAAAAAGCGACACTTAAGCAAAATAGATGTCTTAAAAAGAATCACCCTCCGTTTGTAAAAGTAGGAAACAGCATCCTGTATCCAAAAAGTGAATTTAGTTCGTGGAAAGATAGCCGCATTGTCAGGGAGAGGCCCTCGGTTGTTAAAGATAGTAATGAGTAAAGAATCGTTCGGAGTTTGGAGGTATTATGGCAAAAAGATTTACTGATACGTTGAAGTGGAAAAAAGTAGAGTTTCAAGAATTAGACTCAAAATTTAAAGTGGCGTGGTTTTATCTTTTGGACAATTGCGATCATAGCGGTATTTGGCCCTTAAACATGCCGCTGTTAAATTTCCAGGCCGGGATAAGCATTTCTGAAGAAGACCTCTTTAAAGCCTTTCCAGGCAGGTTTTTAAAGCTAAAGAATAGCCTGTTCATCCCTTCTTTCATCATTTTTCAATACGGTGAACTTAATCCGGGCTGTAAACCACATCTTTCGGTAATTCGTGATTTAGATAAATTCGGACTTACTAAATATTACAAGAAGGAATTGAAGTCTCTATCGAAGAGTATAAGTACTGTATCGAAAGGGTACCGATTGAAGTCTCTATCGAAGAATATAAGTACTATATCGAAAGGGTACCGAAAGAGTACCGTTAGAGATAAAGATAAAGATAAAGATCAAGATCAAGATAAAGATCAAGATCAAGATAAATATCAAGATCAAGAAGTTGCACTTGTTGTGCCAAAACTGCCTCGGTTGGACTTTGAAGCTCTTTACACTCTTTACCCACGATCGGAGGGCAAGACCAAGGGCATAGCCGCAGCTAAAAAGCAGATTAAAAGCTTTGAGGACTACGATTTATTACGATCCGCAATTATAAACTACGCGGCTAGAACCGCTAGCGAAGATAAGAAGTTCAAGAAACACTTCTGTACTTTTATAAACTGTTGGCGAGATTATCTTGAGCCAGAAAAAGCCATAATCACCGGAAAATCAAATCCAAATCAAGTGCTTGAGGACGATGAACTAGAACAACTTAAAGCAGGCGGGTACGCATGAACGCAGCACAACCACTTCAAGGTTTTCATGAATTAATACAGTATGCAAAAGAATTGGCGGCTGATTTATTCCGTTGTGATTTTGGAATTCAATTTTTAGATGACGCACTTTTAGGACTGCGTGCCGGAGAGGTCACGTTGATTGGCGCTAGAAGCGGGTCCGGAAAGACAGAACTTGCGACAAAAATTTTGCAAACGCAGGAGGAAGGCAAGGCGCGCGCGGTTCTTTATTTTGCGCTTGATCATGAAAGGGGAGAAATCGAAAACCGAATACTTTGGAAAAAAATAGCCCTAGAAATTAAGCGTCAGCCTCATCACCCGCTGCATGGGAAATATCTTAGATACTCCGAATGGCTCACCGGCAAGTACACTGAAGCACTTGGCGACATGAAAAATAATTTCCGACTTAGATACAGCTATTTAAGCTCCACTAGCGAGAGCAAAATTGTTTATTCTAAAAACAACTACACAGCCGGGGGAATTGCAAAAATCATCGAGGACTGCGCGCATGAGTACGGACTAATAATTATCGATCATTTTCACGCCCTTGTATTCAACGGCGATAGGATGCAGGCACAAAGGGACGCGATGAAAATTCTTTGTGCGGCGGCAGAAAAAACAAACAAAGCGATTTTAGTGATGGGACAGTTTAGAAAGCGATCATCCCACAGCAAATCCCCAATTCCTGACTTCGAGGAGTTCTCGGGACCCGCTGAGTTGTATTACATACCTCAAAATATAATCGTACTGGCCGCCAACACAGAAGACGGATCGGCAACGGGAGAGACGTTTTTCCATGTCACTAAATCTAGGATCTCATCGGACGCCAAGCCCTTTGTGGGTGTTCACCACTTTGACTCAGAAACTAAAAGCTACTCAAAAGATTATTCGGTTAGGCGCTTCTCAGTGCACGGGGCCCCTATAAAAATAGAGAGGCCCCTTGATTTACCAAAATGGGCACACGGCGCGACAAAACCAAAAATATATCAGCTCGAAGAAAGGAACGGGCGTCGTGTGGAATGAATTAATCCCACTAATTATCGTAATCATGGCACTACTTTTTGTGAGGGTAAGATGCGGGTGAGTAAATATAAACTACGCTTTGAGGTTAACCAATTACCACCAACGCAGAACGCACAGCTTCGTGGTGGATGGAGAACTAAACATGGAAACGCCAAGAAATGGAAAAAGCTCGTGTGGGACGCAACGATTGATAAACAAAAACCTAGAGATCCCATCAAAAAAGCACGGCTTGTACTTACTCGCTTTAGCAGTGTTCGGGGAGACTATGACGGACGCGTGGCATCGTTCAAGCCAGTCGTTGACGGTATTGTCGAGTGTAAAATCCTGGCAGGAGACACGGAAGACATTATTGGGATTCCAGAATATCTCTGGGAGAAAACTAAACCAGGAATGGGAAAGATAAGTGTCGAGGTTTTTGAATTGTGAACGAGGTAATCGCAATAGCAGTCTTTGCAATTGTACTGATGATCATAATTAAGAGAAGGGAATAAATGGGTTTAGTCGGTAAAAAACTATTTAGTGAAAAGGTAAAAGAGAAGCTTCTTAAGTGCCATGTGTGTGGGGAAAAAGGCACGGTACCTGCTTATTACGTGGATTCAAAGCTTGGGGCTTGCGATGGGCAGCTTCTTGTGGCATGTCCCAAGTGCGTTCAACACACCGTGGAAATTTTAAAGAACCAGAGGGAAAGTAATGAAACACTTAATTAGGTTAATCGCCAAAGAGGTTGAAAGAGCGAACGGCAAAAAGAAACTTACTCTATCTGACATAGTACAAGACACAGTGAACGTTGTGTCGGATCTACTGAAAGAAGATTTTTACAGCGAAAAACCAGCAACACTTTACGCGGCCTTTTTAAGGCATGGAAAAACTAAAGACAAACACAACTAAGGAAACTATGAAAAAACTAATAGCAATATTACCACTAATGTTCTTCGCAGCGTGTACGACACTGTGCCCGCTCGGCAAGAGTACTGCGGCTAGTGTTTCTGTCGCCATGGGAGGCATGCTGCAATGTAAAAGAATTGACCTCATTCAAAGTGACCTAGAGGCAAAGCTAAAATCAACTGGCGTGTGCAAAGAAGCGGACGGCAAGATGCGAGGACCTGTAGGAGATATCGCATGCCCAATTGTTGTGCCTATTGCAATTGGTATGGCGAGTAAGCTTGTGCCTACAAAGTATGGATGCGAACTGACAGAGCTTAAAGATAATGCGGCGAGTATTTTGACCAAAGCTTGTCAGGGTGTAGTGCCGCTTTAATTTAAACAAACAACAAAAAAGGACCAACTATGAAACATTTACTAATTATTATCGCGCTAATGTCAGCGCACTTAATAGCAGACGAAGAACCAGTCATGATGCATGGCGAGCCCGAAATATCTCAGCGCACTCACCGCATCGCCAATGACTTCGAAGTTGACTTAGCGTCAGGCAAGCTAAAACAAAAAACGCACAAAGCAACTGCTGCGATTATCCGCTTGGCGGCCTATAAGTTGAAACGTGTGGGCAAGAAAGCGGAGGCCAATCAACTTTTAAAAGAGTGGAAGGCACAAGAAGTATATTTTCTTGGTCGAGGCATTGGTGATCATAAGGCGCTAAGCAAGTGGCTCTCTGATAAATACGACATGCTTGAATTTACGTTAGGCAAAGAGATTTGCTATTCCTTAAGGCTGTCTGATTTAAAAACAATTAACTACGGCATTCCTGTAGTTCTTTCGTGTGTCGATAACGTGGATTTGGAGGAGTATGGGAACCATTTTATTTATGACGATGAATATCGCTTGCGTGGGTTAGGTCCTGTCGCGGGTTATTGGACATCGTTCTTTGCTTGTGTTGGTGGCACTTGGGGATCGGGCTTCCTTTTTTGCGCGCCCATTGCATCGGGAGTCGAGTACTTAGCTAAGAACTACGTATGCCCGAAGCTAAACGAACCACTTTGGAATAGGGCTTGTAAAAACTAAAAGTTTAGCCGTAGCGGGAGCGGGATTTGGAGTCGGAGCAAATGAAAATAATTCAATATCGAAAACCGAAATGGGGCAGGGGCGGGATTAGGAGCCGAAGCGTGAGCAGTAGCGGAAGAAGAAGTTGGAGTTTGAGCGGTAGCGGGATTTGGAGCGTGAGTTGGAGCAGGAGCAGGAGCGGGAGCGGGAGCGGGAGCTGGATTTGGAGCGTGAGTTGGAGCAGGAGCAGGAGCAAATGAAAATAAAATGAAAATAATTCAATATCGAAAGCCGAAGCGGAGCGGGGGCTGGTGTTGGAGTTTGGGCCGTAGCGGGAGCAGGAGTTGGAGTTTGAGCGGGAGCGTGAGCAAATGAAAATAACACAAAATCGAAAACCGAAGCGGGAAAAAAAACGCAGTAGCAAGTGTTTTTGGTGCAGGTATCAGGCGAAGGAGGGGGATGTCGGATCATGAAAAATTGCTCAGCCGATATCGATACATTGCTCGAGGGCTTGGATTTCAGGGAGACTGTGAAGACATCGCTCAAGAGGCTTATTTGGGAGGCCTCAAAAACCCACACTGGAAACAAACCGCAAGGCAAAGAGTTATCGAGGCTATTCGAGGTATTTATGGACGAACTGTTGGAGGCATCTGCCGTGATCCATTGCTCAATCGATTGGTCGACGAATATGAGGAAGAAATACAACTTTCTTCTACGGGATCAAGCGAGGAGGCTAGAATCAATGGGTATGATTTTAAACGAGCTGTTGAAGTCTTACAGGGAGAAGAAAGAGTAATTTTCTTTTTAATATATGTATGGGGTTTCAAAGAAAAAGAGGTTGGCGATTGCTTCGGAGTTAGCGAGTCGCGGATTAGCCAAAGGCTCAAAAAAATACAAAAGAATATACAAAACAAAATACGCGGCGGCGCAGAGACAAGAGAACCAGGCGTACAGGGAATCGAGGAGGCGACAGTGGAGCGGGAGCTGGAGCCGGTTGTGGATCAATAGCGGGTGCAGTAGCGGAAGAAGAAGTTGGAGCGTGAGTTGGAGCGGTGGCGGAATGCGAAGTTGGAGTCGTAGCGTGAGCGAATGAAATTTTAAATAACAAAAAGGAAAAGAACAAATGCAAATGATAGTAACGAGCGAAGAAAAACAAGGTTTAACAAGTTTATTAGGGCAACAGGTGACGCTGATGTGCGCTAATTATTTTTATACAGGAAAATTAATTGGCGTCGATAAAACATGTGTGAAGCTTGAAGATCCGGCGATTGTCTACGAAACCGGAGAATGGAATCTGAAGTCATACAAAGATGAACAAAAATTAAATTGCAAATTTTGGTATGTGAGACTTTCAGCGATTGAGAGTTTCGGATGCAAATAATTCAATATCGAAAACCGAAGCGGGCCGGTAGGAAGAGCATGAGCGGTGTCGGTGGCATGATCTGTAGCTGGTGTTGGAGTTTGGGCCGTAGCGGGAGCAGGAGTTGGAGCCGGAGCCGTAGTCGGAGTTTGAGCGGGAGTTGGAGCGGGAGCAGGAGCGGGAGCAGGAGCAGGAGCTGGAGCAGGAGCTGGAGTAAATAGTTTATAGGCGCTTCTTGGTACTTGGTGCGCAGGTACGGGGCTAATTGTTCGGCCCAAAAGCACGGAGGGAAAGCCTAAAAATCCCTCAAGCGTTATTAATTAAAAAGGAGACGACCATTGAACGTATCAAAAAGTATAAAGCCATTGCTAAAAAACTTGGATTTAAGCGTGACGCAGAGGACATTGCTAGTGAAGCGTATGCGGATTTTCTTAAACACCCAGATAGGAAACAAACGGACGGCCAACGCGTTATCGATGCAGTTCGGGTCCTTTTTGGTCGGGGAGATAAGACGAATAGAAAAATCCCGAGTAGGTCTTTCTCGATCGAAGAAGAAGGCTATATCGAGAAGGGGAAAAGCAACCCCTTCGGTCAGGGCGAAGCACTCGATATCGACAAAAAGCTTGCATCACTAGACGCTGACGAGCGGGTGATGTTCTTGCTGCGTCACCTTTGGGGATTTAACATTCATGAGGTTGGCTATTGTTTTGGAATGAGCGGTTCTAGAATATCTCAAAGAATGACAGAGATAGAGAAAAAGGTTGTTATCGATCATCCTACGGCGGGTCGACGTGTGATAAAAACGACACATTAGTTATGTCTGCTTTTATTTGCGAGAGCCTATACTGGTCGTTTTTAGATATTGGCCACGCGTTATACACAAAGCCACAACACGAACCTACTAGGAAATTGTTATTGTAATTTCTCCGCCATGGAAGGTGTGAGCCGCAAGTGCCACAGATTGCAAAAAGAAGTTCGTGGGCATTCCATATGCGAATATCAGCAGCGTTGGAGTGTGTGATTGTTTTCAAAAATGTTTTGCACCACAAACAGGAATCACGGCAATAACCACCTAGTAAACAGAATATTTAGCTCTTAGATACTCTTCAATAAGAAGCGTGTCCGCATCGGAATTAAGAACATTATAAAAAATGATTTCTGCAATATCTGCCTGAACAAACTTATTACTATAGTTATTTGCACCGATTATAACGGGTGTAGTTGCTGTAGTAGTATTCCCTGATGCCGTCGATGATACGGCAGCGCCGTTAAGTCTTCCATACAGAGTGCCGCCGCCATGCTTCTGAGTTGCAAGGTATTTGGTAGTTAAAGAAACGCCAGTAGTAAAATTGTCCACCGTGCCACCGTCATAATTTCCATACCAAAGCGTATTAGTTCCCGCAGTAGAACCTAAGCCCAATCCCGTATTAACGTCGGTTGCTTGAATCCAAATAGCGCCGGTTGAGTAATAAGTTCCCTCTTCAGAGGGCCCGTCTGCTCTTAATAAAAAAACAGAGTAACTGGAATAGGCAGAAGCCGAGATGATATTAGTATCGAAATCAGTATCCCCTGCCTTGCCCATATACTGGTCGGTACCGTTAAATCTTAAAACAGGTTTTCCGTTTAAAATATTTGTTTTATAAGTCGGCCCCGTACTTGAAGTGGATGTGTATCCATTCCCGCTACTATCTGTCCATGAGGTTATCGTGTCATTGTCGGAGGCAACCAGTGAATCTGCTTTGTACCAAGCCGTTAGTCCAGTTACATCGGCTGGGGAAAAGGCGGCACCGGACTTTATCGGAGTTAAACGCCTAAGCCCGCTTGAAAAACAAAAAGAGCTAAGAACAGAAAAGAATATAAAAAAAGCACAAACTATTTTCATACATCTCCAAAGGATTTACGGGGTATAGGCTTGCGTGAAAGAGCCATAATAATTAGTGCCATCCCAATACAAGTTTATTAAGTCCATTTTACTTGCCGTTGCTGTAATGGTGGGAGCAGTGCCGCCGGCCCACTTAACAGTCGCGGGCCAGGTAACTGTAAAGCTGCCAGCTCCTGTTAAAATTCTAATTAGGTATGATCCACCCGTAACAGGATTAGTCAAAGTGTAGGTGACATTACCAGTGAGCGTACTTTTTCTAACTGCGCACGAACTTAAATCTAAAGTGTCGGCAGTTGAGCTATTACCGTCGTCGGTTTCACAAGGTTCTAAATGATAATTTCCGAAAGTGACTTGGGTTGTAAACGCAGGGGAAGCGCTCGGTGCTTTTGTATTTATTTGAGTTTGAATGGCAGAGGTGACGCCTGTCACATAGCCAAGCTCGGTTGGGGTTACAGCACTTGAAGCAAGTTGTTTAGATCCGTCTAGATAAGGAATGGTCGTTGCTGTAAGTGAGCTCAGAATCGGTGCAGTAGAAAGAGTTTTTGCTCCTGCAATCGTTTGCGATCCAGTAGTAACAAGCCCGCGTGCTGTACCTGATGCCGATGGTAAATTGAATTTATGATCACCCGCCGCATCGTCAACCACCACAAAGTCAGTGCCGGTTGTTCCTACCGTAAGAGTTTGAGCGGCCGTAGCATCAGAGTTTATTTGGGTTACGTTGCCGGACCCGCCCCCGGACGCACCGCCGCTAGAAGTGGAGCTTGCGAAAGATGAAACCTGAAGAGCAAAACACAAAAGATAAACAAGAGAGAACTTTGTCATATTTTTCCTTACCAGTATACCGTCTTTGACAGCGCCGTCTTTAATTAAAACTATTTTCATACTTTCTCCCTTATTCTTCGAACCAAAAAACTGCAAATCCATTATGCTTAATTCCCGCTGGAACCACAAAAGTACCGCTTGAAAAAAATCTTTTATATGTACGTCTTGGATGACTCATTCCCACCACCAAATTAAAACTAACCCTGGCCCGCCAGAGCCGCCGTTACCGCCTGCGCCGCCGTCGCCGCCACGCCTTCCATTTGCGGCAATTCTAGCGCCGCCGCCGCCGCCGCCGCCGCCAGGCGCGCCGCCTACACCGCCGATACCAAATCCTACGGCGTTACTACCTGCCGCTCCAGATGTTGCGGTAACCGCATCTATGGCAACATCACCCGCGCCGCCAACACCGCCTGCGGCCCCAGCTTTTCCATTTTGTAAATCAAACGCGGTCGCCGTTTGAAGATCCTGCGCGACATCAGAAACTATTGCTGAGGAATTAGTACCGCTGCTACTTCCCCCGCCACCACCACCACCGCCAGAGGCGCCTGCGCCTGCGCCAACGAGAATCAAATTTATAAAAGTTACTCCGGCAGGCGCCGTGAATGTGCCGCTAGCTGCAAAGATTTTGTATGTGCGTCTTGGATAGCTCATTCGTACCACCAAAGTATTAAGGCACCGGATGCACCGGCACTGCCTGCACCACCCGCGCCGCCGTTAGCACCGTCTGTGCCAGCGCCGCCCGTATTTCCATAACCCCCACCGCCGCCAGCGCCGCCAGCGCCGCCGCCACCAGGTGATCCATAACCGCCAGCGCCAGGACCGCCGGAAGCGCCGCCGTCTGCTCCAACAGTCGGTATTGTTGGCGCGCTCGGATCACCGCCGTTACCGCCCTCACCTGAATCTACGCCTGGGGTTGATGAAATTAAAACGCCTGTATCGAGCGTGAGAATAACCGTGGTTACACTTGCAGAGGAGGCACCGCCGGAAGCGCCGCCGCCGCCGCCGCCGCCTGTACCAGAGGAAGAAAAAACTGTACCGGGTCCAAGCGCGCCACCCGCGCTAGCGCCAAAAATTAAACCCACCGTCGAAGAATCTAGTCCTGCCTCCCCCGTACCGCCCGTACCTGCGCCATAACCGGCTACGTTTCCGCCTTGTCCGCCAGTCGCACCGGCAGGAGCGGTATTACTACCGCCTGCCCCACCCCCGCCGCCAGCGCCGCCTTCCGTTAGATCACCTATTAGACCGCCGCTCCCGCTAGCGCCGCCCACGCCATCAATAATATCGCCGCCGTCTCCTCCGTCGACATCGAAATAAATATCACCGGAAATTGAAGTAGTCTCGCCGTTATCTCCGGACGCGCCTTGCGTGCCCGCATCGCCCTGATTGGCAACACCGCCTGCGCCGCCTACGCTACCCGCGCCGCCCGCGCCGCCAGCGCCGACTGTGATGGAGTACGCATACCCCGGAGATAAAATTACATCTGTTAAAAAAAGAATTCTCATTCCCCCTGGATTACCAGCGCCGCCAGAGCCGCCGCCGCCGCCCCCGCCTTCGCCATTATCGCTACCAGCGCCGCCGCCAGCGCCAGGACCGCCGGAAGCGCCGCCGCCACCGCCGCCGATTAATAGAATGTCATATTTTTTTACTCCGGCAGGCGCCGTGAATGTGCCGCTAGCTGCAAAGACTTTTCTTGTGTGTCTTGCATATCCCATTTAAATGAGAAACCAATTTGTGCCGTTCGCCCAGAATACCCACGCGCCCCAATCGGTTTGGAATATTTTAGCTGCAGCAACGCCCTCGATTTGTTCAGAAGCAAATCTATTTACTGTAATATTATTCGTGTTGCATAATCCGGTTGCATCTTTAATTGTTAATGTGGTTCCAGATACGGGGGACGGGAGAGTAAGAGTTCTAGCCACCGATGTGTTTACTAGAAAAACATTATTTGCGAATAAGTTTATATTAGAAGAAACACTAGTACTTGTTTGCAAGCTTTGATTTGGATAATAGCTTATTACGAAAAATTTAGAAGTTCCATCACAGGTCAAAAGAATCGAGCCATAATTTTGATTAATTACAAAAGTCGTAGCACCATTAATTGTGTCAGAGCCCGCGCGCGAAACGGTAATATTATTCGTCCCAGCTGATCCCGATTCGTCTTCAATCCAAAATCTTTGCCCGGGCCCGCAAGTACTGGCCGCTGGGAGAGTCACCGTTCGCGCCGCAGCGGTGCTAGTAATCCCCATGTATCCGCTAGCGTTAGTGAGGGTAACGTTTCCAGCTGAAGTGACTCGTAAAATTGAAAAACCTGCTAATGTTGAAACGCCTGTAAACGTAGGGGAGGCTTTAGGAGCTTTTAAATTTAATTCGTCCTGAAGATCGGTTTGAGCAGAAAGCGTACCAGTAATACTTCCCCAAGTTCCGCCGCCGCCGCCGCCGCCGCTTTGACTAACACTACTCATCGGTGTGCCCAAGTGGTTAGAGTAATTTCACCGCTTGTAGCTGTACTTCCTGAGTCGGATCTAACGTAACACCGAAGATAAACAACAGAGAACTTTCTCATATTTTTCCTTACCACACAGAGACGGTTACGATGCCCGAACTAATCGCACTACCATCGGATTTGATATAAATCCGAGAAGAAACTTTTATACCGTCTCTGACAGCGCCAGTAAAACCGGAGCCCCCATTTGGCGGGACATACATTTCAACTAAAGTTGGGTTGTTTGACGAATCACCACTAGAAAAATTAACTGCAATTCTTGTATTCGAATGATTTACGATCTCAAGGTGTGTAGCTCCCGTGACACCCGTTGAGATTAGGCTTGATGCGTTCGTTTTATCAAACGATGTGGGGATATTAGTTGCAGATGAATCGATTTTCTTTGCATAAAAGTCGACAGCGAAAAGTGGAAACTGAAACAAACCAAGGAGCAGGAAGAAAATATTTGTCTTTTTCATGGGTTACCTTTTTAAGTTTTTACTTTAGGAAGTTTATTAAAACTCATGCTACCATTTTATTCTACCCAAAAAACTATGGATGAAAACTTAAAGGAACTCGGCGTCGGAGCCATACTTATCACTATGGTCATGAAAGAAATGTTTGGCTTTTTAAAAAACAGAAAAGAATCTAGCGATGATTCGTCTAGTATAGAAGCGTATAAAAAAGTAGCGAGCGATAGTAGGCTAGAAGCCGCGATTACGTCTTTAAAAGAGAATATGGTAAAGCAAACGACAATTTTAGAGCGTATGCAGCAAGATCACTCTGAGCTTTTAAGCCTCACCCGTCGTTCAAAGTAGATTGATTAATTCTTCTAGTTCAATACTATTCAAAATATGCCAATAGCAATGATTAGTGTCCCTACATATGACGGGAAACTCCATTTCGGTGCGGTAAATGGGATTTTAAGGGCCTCTATAGATCCAAGCCACGCCGTTCAGTTCGTAGCGTCCTCGCTTCTTACAAAGTGCTTCAATCAGCTTTGGACCAACGCACTTAATGCTAGAAAATTAGGCATCACACACTTTGCAATGCTTCACGCCGACATCGCACCGGAAGATTATTGGCTAGATAAAATGCTTTCTATTATGGGAAAATACAATGCGGATATCCTGTCAGTTGTTTCACCGCTTAAGAATTCCGACGGGCTTACCTCAACCGCAATAGGGGGGATAGATGCAAGGGCCAGAAGATTCACTTTAAAAGAAATCCATTCGATGGAAAAGACTTTCACGAGAGAGCACCTTTTAATCAATACGGGATTGATGCTTGTAGACATTACAAAACCATGGGCGCAGCAGGCTATCTTCAGCATTAAGGACTTCATCTACAAAGAGAATGGTGAGTATCGGGCTGAGTGCATTTCAGAAGACTGGAATTTTTCAAAGCAGGCCGAGCTTTTAGGCGCCCAAATCTATGCGACAAGTGAAGTTTCCTTAACTCATTTTGGACAAACTGCCTTTCCTAATGATCATGTGTGGGGAACAAAGGAAACGGATGAGTAAAATAGTCAGTGAAATGGTTCACGGCATGCCTTTTTTTGACGTCGTAAAAGACGAAACAAAAGAAGGCGTAGAGCCTAATAAAAAAGCAATTCGTCCGTATTATGTGCCCACACAAGGCAATGTATGGAGTCCCCTTTTACGATATCCCGTAAATGCCAAGTGCTTTTGCGGAAGCAAGTTAAAGGCAAAAAAGTGCTGCATGCCAAAATTATCTAGAGCAATGGACGTAAAAGACGCAATGCAAGTGCTTAAAGACTGGGATAAGATAATTTTAGGTAAAATACTTATCTCAGAAGCGGAGAAGCCAAAAGAAACGTGAAAAAAGTTAAACGAAATACAGAAAAGCCGGAAGCATTAGAGGCAAAATCTGAAGTCATTATTCACGCTACCGAAATCGTTTTAATTGACCCTAAGTCGATTGAGCTAAACGAACGGAACTATAACACCCACCCGGATGATCAAATAGAGACGTTAGCAAAGGGGATTGAGTACTATGGCTTTCGTGATCCTATTGTTATTTCTAAACTCAACGGTGTGTGCCCTGAAGGCGAGGGGAGAATCCTTGCTGCCATAAAATTGGGAATGGCTAAAATCCCCGTCATGTTTCAAGAATTCTCTAGCAAGGATTTACAAGAGCAATACGGATTGTTTCACAACGGAATAGCCAAGCAATCACAAATTGACCTCTCTAGGGTCCACGTAGACTTATCCAATTGGGGACCTGATTTTGATTTACTTCTCACTGGTATAAAAGGTTTTGAATTAACTCCGCTGAATATCGAC